ACATCAGCAACAGCAGGTATTGGGGGTTCATCAGGAACTTCTGGTACATCCGGAACAAGTGGCACATCTGGTAGTGGTGGTACAAGCGGTACAGCAGGAAGTGGAGGTTCATCTGGTAGTGGGGGTTCATCAGGAACTTCTGGTACTTCTGGCACAAGTGGAAGTGGTGGTACATCTGGTAGCGGTGGCTCAAGCGGTACATCGGGAACAAGTGGTACATCTGGAACTAGAGGTACTGCCGGTTCTGGTGGTAGTTCTGGTACTTCTGGCACAAGCGGTACAAGTGGTACATCAGGAACTTCTGGTAGTGGGGGTACATCGGGATCTGGAGGCACATCCGGTACAAGCGGTACATCGGGTACATCTGGAAGTGGTGGTACTTCTGGTTTATTATCATTAACTGGTACAACTGATAATGGTGTAATCACTCTAAACGGAACTGCACCAAATGCAACCGTTGAAGCAAATTTAAGATTTGATGGTACAACTCTTGCGGTAACTGGTAACGCTACAATTAGTGGTGACCTTACTGTAAGTGGTACAACAACATATATTAATACAACAACTCTTAACGTAGGTGATAACATCATCACATTAAATGCAGATTTTGCATCTGGAGCACCAACCGAAAATGCCGGTATTGAAGTAAGAAGGGGTTCATCATCAACTGTTTCGTTCTATTGGAATGAATCAACTGATAGATGGTATGCTGATAATACATTAGAAGTAGCTGGCAACGTTGTTCTTAGTGGTACAATTGATACGGGACAAGGTGCAACTGAAGTTTACTTAATGAACCAAAATGTTCGTACTACTGATAATGTAACCTTTAATCAGGTAACAGCAAACCTTATTGGTAACGCAACAACTGCAACAACAGCAACTTATATTAACGTTCAGGATACAAGAGCATCTGCAACTACACCGCAAACAATGAACGCTAACCAAGGTGTAAGATTTGATTTTAAGCAAAACTCTACAAATGGTTTAAGTGATGGTGGTACTTACAATGGTGTAATGTATTTTAGAAAATATGGTAGTACATCTGACTGGAGTGGTGGTGGTGCAAACGAATTAGGATTTACCGATAATGGTAATATGTGGTTGAGATATGGTACTGGTACTTCTTGGGGTGCGTGGAAACGTATAATGGATACAACTTCGTATGCATTTGCGGCTAATATGAACCAAAACGTTAGAACAACTGATAACGTAACATTTAACCAAGTAACAACAACCGGCGGTGGTAATGCTGGAGCATACTATCTTTCAGATACTAATGCCGGTTTATATAGAGATAATACATATGATGTAGTACTTTTACAAAACAACTCATCTGGAAATCCACTTTATTTGGCAGGAGCTGGTGAGGTAAGAGTAAGTATTGATGCAAATAATAATGAAACTGGACAAAAATTCATAGTTGGTAGTAATGCAATAAAATCATCAAATGAACTATTCTCAGTAAACGAAAGTGGTGATGGATATTTTGCCGGAACTAGTGTTAATATAGCAGGTGGAGGAGATACAACTTTAAGTATATTCAGTAGACAAGCAATTGGTAGATATAGTGGCTGGGATGGTAATACTCTTTATTTAAATGGATATGGTGGATTTACAAATGGTGTATCAGTTGGTTCACCTGGTGCAACATCAGTTCCATTCTACGTTTATGGTGGTATAGCTGTATTCAATGGTGTATCTGCTATTTCTTCTGGTAGAGTTAGTATTAGAGCAGGTGGTTCTGGTGGTGTTGGTTGGGGAACTGGTTTAAATATTGGTGATTCTTCTAACTATACTGGATTTATACAAGACGCTGGTATTTCTCGTTTAAGAAACTTTGGTGCTGGTGGATTTGATTGGTTTAATAATGGGGCATCTCAAATAATGGTACTAAGCAATGGTGGTGATTTAACCATAGCTAGTAATATGTATGCTTATAGATGGTTTGATAGAGATAATACTGCATATAATATTAATGGTGATAGTATATCTACATTATATCAACTAAGATTAGGTGGAACTATACCATATAACGATTCTAATGGTTCAAGATTCTTTGGAATGTTTGTACCAGATGGAAAATATCAAACTCGTAACTGGCATGCTGGTGATGGTGCATTTGTGTGGGATGGAATGCAGTATGTTACGGGAATAACCGATTCACCTATTGGTTCATACTCACATAGAGGAACTGGTGGATGGCAAGGTTGGAGACAAAATGGTTGGGTGCCTATTGATAGAACAAAAACTTATAAGGTATCTGCATGGGTTAGAACTGTAAGTGGTAATCCATTCTGTTATCTTTCATTTACGCAAGCTGGATACGATTATTCTCAACCTGATAATGGTGGTTGGGGGCAACCTTATTATTGGTATGGTGTTGCACCTTCTTCTTGGACTGAATATACAATGACAATTGGACCAGCTGGTTCTGGTGCAGATTATAGTTGGTATGGATATGCAAGATTCATGCAGTTAGGTTTCTTACACAATTATTTGTATAGTGGATATAGTGGTACTGCAGAATTTATTGGATTTAAGATTGAAGAAGTTGATAACACTTTAGCAGCCAACACAACTGTTTTAGGTGATATAACAGCTAATAGATTTATTGATAGAAATGATGGTAGTTTCTTAGCTGACCCTACTGGTACTTCTAGATTTGTAAACTTAACTCTTACAGGTCAATTAAATATTCCTAATAACGCATTAATAAATGTTAATAATGAACCGGATGTTTGGGGTGCTAGATTTAGAACAACAACATCTACATCGAATTTAGGTTCTGCATTAAAAAATATTATTTGGACCGGTGGTGGTTCTTCCGAAGGATTTGCTGTAAGTGGAGTTGGTGTTGGTGGTTATGCACTTGAAGTTAGAAACGATGGTATCGCTTGGGCTAGAAGTAGTTTTAGAGCACCTGAACTTTATACTGACCGTTTCTATGATGATGATGGTACTTTTGGATTTAGATTTGGAAGTGGTACTGGTGTTACAAGACATATCAATATGTCAAGTGGTACAGGAGACCCTTCAAATCCTGGCGGACAATTTGGTGGTATAAGTTGGGGACAAAGAGGTGATAATAATCCATATTATTTAATGTATGTAAAATCTCCGTATAATAATGGATATTCTACATATACAAGACTTTCATTAGGATGGCACACTGGTCTTGAATTAGGTGGTAACGCATCTTATGGTGGTACAACAATATTCAATGATTCTCCTGGTGTGACAAGCACTATATTAATGAGTATTGGTAGAGGTGACCAACACGTAAGAATTTCAAATAACCTTTATCTTCCATACATTCAAGATAGTACTGATGGTTCTTATTACTTAGATTTTAACTCTACATCTCGTCTTAATGAATTAATTTTAAATTCTTATCACATTCAAAATAATGATGGAGGTACATTCTTAGTATCAAATACATCAGAAGCAAACAACTGGATATTCCAAGAAAATGCAAGAGGATGGGGTATATTCTATTTTAATAAAGGTTCTCAATCTGGACAAACATATGGTACATATTCAACTGTAGGTGCTGAAACATTCTTTGTAGGGCAATCAAATGGACCTTCAATGCCAGGTTGGGTTGGTTATAATGGTAGTAGTAGAATTGCAGCAATGATTTCTCATTATACTGGATATATTTGGTCAAATAGTACCATATATGCTGCTGGTGAAATGAGAGCACCAATATTCTATGATGCAAATGATGCTAACTATTATGTAGACCCAAATAGTAGTTCAAGACTTTGGTATTTAGGAGTTGGATATGAAGCACCAGAAAAAAGATTCCACGTTATAGGTGACCACGGAAGTTCATCAATGAGATTAACTATACCAGCAGCTTACAATGGTACAGGGCAAAGAATAAGTATGCAGTGGTGGGTATCTGAACCTGGTAACACTTGGAATGGTGGTGGATTTGGATATAATGTTGATAATAACTTAAATAGTGGTGGTGGTGCATATTACTTTGGTAGACCAAATACTAACTATGGACAAGGATATATAAGATTTAGTGAAGGTGGTGACATGTATTTTTATAATACGAATACATCTGGTAATCGTGTTACAAATATGGAAATGTATCCATCTAACTATGTTTATGTAAACAACTACCTTCAAGCTGGCAACTCTCTTAGAGCACCAATATTCTATGATTCAAACGATACGGGATATTACTTAGACCCAGCAACAGCAACCAACGTTGATTTAAGAATGAGAGGTGGTACTCTACATGGACCTAACTGGACATGGGGTGCATATATGTACGTTGGTACAAATGGTAGACCTGGTGGTGAGGCATCGGTAGTAACTACAAATGGTAACTTACACTTAGATTGTCAAAACGGATACGAAACTTATATTAACCACTATTCTGGTAATAGAACTTATTTGTATGAGATTCGTACAAACTTTATTTATGATAGAGATGATACTACATTCTACTTAGACCCATCTGGTGATACTAGAATTAGAAACCTTTATATTTGGTATGGTAATAGTATAATCCACTATGGATATAATAATAGTGGTGCATACGCTATGAACAATAACTCAACCTATTGGGGATTGATGTTAAACGTATCAGCAAATGACTGGAGATTGGGTTGGGGTGGTACTGGTTCAATTGTTGGTTGGAACTTACGTTGGGATAATGGTAGTACTGTTTGGGCAAATGGTTCATTCAGAGCACCAATATTCTATGATTCTGATGATACATATTGGTATATTGACCCAAGTACTTCAGGTACATCAGCAAACTTTAGAGGAGCTGTTCGTATAACTGATTACTTCTCACCAAATGGTTATCCAAACTGGAGTGACGTTGCATGGATAGGTAGATATGACCAAACACAAGGTTCATATCCAATGTATTCTCCTGGCGCAATGTGGGGTATTCACTTCCAACGTTCATCTGATGGTGCATCAATTGGTATGGTAACTAGAGGTGGTAGTTATAACGATTACAATCTTGTTGTTAACTGGGGTGATGATAGTGGTGATATTTTAGAATATAGATTTAATAATAGTAGGGTTGCATTGATGGATATTGGTGGACAAGCCCAATTCCCAATCATATATGATTACAATAATACTGGATATTATTTAGACCCTAATGGTACAACATATATTGAAAACCTATATTCTCGTTGGTGGGAGCCTATTGGTGTTGGTGGTAACTCTGGAAATGGTACACATGCATATCGTATATTCCAAGAAGGTGGTGGATGGGGGTATCCTTATCCTGACCTAAGAATTGCATTCCATACGGGTATTAAATTAGGTGCAAACGGACCTTCATATGAAGGGGTAAGATTATACTCCGATTATGATATGAGTGGTATCTTAATTCAATTGAGTGGACCTTCAAACTATTCATTCTGGCACACATGGCAGAGATTGGAAGGATACCATGGTATCTATTCTGGAATTAACTCAGCACACATTTATCCAAACAACTCTACATATGGACAATGGAGAATTGATGGTAGTAGAAATGGATATGGTGGTATATTAATTGATGTAGGTAACACACCTGTATTGATGTTTGATGGTGGTGGTAATGGTGGTATCTATTATCAAGCTGGTCGATGGATGTTCTATCATTATTGGCCATACAATTGTGTAGGTGTTGGAACTTCTGCAACATCACCTTCATATGGTATGTATGTTAATAGGGGTATTTACGCTACTGAAAACATTGTGGCTTATTCCGATAGACGTGCAAAAGAAAACATAGTAACTATTGATTCTGCTTTAAATAAATTACTTCAAATTAGAGGTGTTTACTATAATAGAATTAAAGATGAAACTAAGAAAAGGCAAATAGGGGTAATTGCACAAGAAGTTAATGAAGTTATTCCTGAAGTTGTGACTTATTGTGATGTTAATGATGAGTATGGTGTAGCTTATGGAAATTTTGCTGGTTTATTTATAGAATCAATTAAAGACCAACAAAATATTATTAATAAGCAAGCTGAAGAAATAAGTACATTAAAAGAAGAATTACAAAAACTTAAAGAATTAATACTTAATAATAAAGGATAAATTATGGCACTTATTAGAGATTACGAACTACCTGGAACTGGTTTAAATATTGAAAACGCTTATCACGTTGTGACAAATGTTGCAATAGAAAAAAGAACAGCGGATGTACCAGCACCAGTAGACCCAACAAGACCTGATAATAGAACCTTTGGTGCTAACGCTGAAGGTAATGAAGTTTATTGGAAAGCTGGATATGTGGCAACAATTTCTTTAACAGTTTGGAAAGATAAAACTGCTAGAAACAATGATGCTAAACCTATTGGTTTTATTGGTGTGAATGCAGGAGATAATAAGTATGGTGTATCAATTGGTACAGCCGGTATGGACCATTATTGCCGTTTCTTTTTAGAAGTACCTTCTGAATTAAATCACATTGAGCAGGCTTATAGACATCTTCTTACAACAGAATATTATAGTGGTTCGTTGGAAGATTAAAATATTAAAAACAAATATTTATTAAAAAATACAAATTATGGGATATACATACGAATGGAAACTAACAGGTATTAAAAAACAAAATACACAAACATTGGAAAATGTAGTTGTTAATGCCTATTGGAACGTAAAAGCAATTGATGAAACAGGTCACTCTGGTAGTTTTACTGGAGCAACTCCGTTACCTTTAAATGAAGTTGACCCTAATAATTTTACCGCATATAGTAATTTATCTGAAGAACAGGTTGTTACATGGGTAAAAAATATAGTTAGTGGTTCAGACCGTACAAGAAACTATTGGGACCATATAATGGCACAAATTGGTAAAGAGATTGATAAGAATAAGTACAATAGAGTGATGGTAATGGAAGCTGATTTACCTTGGTCACCGATATCAGGAAGTAACGCTTATGGGGCAGACCCACAGCCTGTTTAGTAAAAAAACTAAATATTTAATCATTATTATCCAAAACATAGATTTATACATAGATTTGTGTTTTGGATATTTTGTTTATATTTATATGTGTATTTTTACAACCAAAAACAAATACAAACCTAAAATACAAATTGGAGAAATAAAATGGCAGAAAGAATCGTATCACCTGGCGTATTCACAAGAGAAAATGACCTATCATTCTTAGCACAAGGAGTAGGAGAAATTGGAGGGACCTTTTAAGCAAGGACCTGCATTCGTTCCAACTATTGTGAGAACACAATCAGAGTTCGAAGAAATCTTCGGAACACCTGATGGAACTTATTATACCGAATATGCGGTACAAAGATATTTACAAGAAGCAGGAAGTGCTACCATCGTAAGAGTTGGTGGTATTGGTGGTTATCACCAAGTTGCTCCTTTGGGTATCAAAGCAAGTGGTTCATTATCATCAGCGGCAAAAATTGTAGGAGTACTTTACTCCACTGCCAATGGTAATAAAGGAGTTGGTTTTTCAAATGCATCAACAAACATATCAAGTAGTTTAGAAGGTGGTGGAAACTTCGTTGTTTCAGGTCTATTAAGTTCAGCATCTGCAGCAGCAAATATTTCAGCATCTATTGTTAATACAGCTACTAATGATTTAGCAGATACATTTGGTGAATCAGTATTTGGTGCAAAAGCAGCATTCGCTTATAAATATTTTGAAAACGCAGCCCTTAACTTTACAGGTTCAAATACAGATGGTGCTACAACTGTAATTACTGAAGTAAACTTACCAACACAAAAGTATGGTGATATCTCGGCAGCTGAAACTCCTTATGTTGTATCTCAAAAAGATGATAACAATACAAGATACGATTTATTTAAGTTTGTAACTTTAGGACATGGTACTCCATATAATACTAAATTTAAGATTGGTATTTCAAATGTAAAAGCAGCTGGTGAGGATGGTTCAACTGATTACTCAACATTTACTGTAATTGTAAGAGGATATGGTGATACTGATAAAAGAAAAGTTGTATTAGAAACATTCAATAATGTAAACTTAGACCCATCATCTCCAAATTATATAGCTAAGAGAATTGGTGATAGATATCTTACAATTGATAACGATGGTAAGATTACGGAATATGGCGATTATTCAAACAAATCAAAATATGTAAGAGTAGTT